TCCTCGACCTTTTCCGTCTTTCCCCGCTGGCTGTGCGGGTGATGCATGTGCTTCGGATACTCGTTGTGTTCCATCAATAGTCCTCGCCCGGTCTCTGAAAGTGGAAACACCGTCGGTCAGTGTGCCGGTCCACGTCTTGGACCCACGGTGCTTAAAGGCAATGTCAGGATCAACCCACATCTCATAGCCACCAGCGGTCAGGGCATTGGAGAACGCATAGTCCTCACCCCACCACCATTCGTCCGCGCCAGGGCCTGAGTTGAACACGGCGTGATACTTCACCCGGTCCCCATTGATCTCCACGTCACGGAACACCGGAGCCTTGTAATACAGATCCTCCAGCACATGGCGCTTGATACGCAGGAAGCCTGTAGGGACGTGCGTTGCCATAATGAGCCCGTCACGCTCAACCAACTTGCGGGTGTCTGCATGAGCCGCCAAGGACACCGGCCAGTCGGGCTTGTCCTGCTTCTTGGGGTAGACGCCGCAGATTACATCTTCCGGGCGGTTCAGAAACTCAATGACCTTGTGTGCCGGCCAGCCGAGGTCGTCATCAAGAAAGAAGAGATCCGTAGCCTCTGGCGTGTCCAGAAACTCCGCCACCATCTTGCTGCGGGCCTTTGCGATGAATGGGTCACCGCATCGCTGAGCCCAGCCCCTGGTGAACCCGGCCTTCTCGCAGGCTGCGTCTGTAGCCAGGGCTGAACGCAAAAAATCCACCGTGACTTTGTGATCTAACGAGGGAGTCGCGAAAATCACGTAGGTCACGGTGGATATCCAGTCGGGGAGGAACACACCCCGAGACAGTATTACGGCGCAGCCACCAAGCCAAGCGAAACCAGAGCCGCGTGGTCAGCGGTGGGTCCACCGTTCATGCTGGTGTAGGCGGTGGAGGAACCAGCCGCAGGCACCGCACCGGGGAACACGCCGATGGTGTAGGTTTCCGACGGAGGCACAATCGCCGCCGAAGTGTTGTTGACGTAGGTGATCGCCACCGTGTTGGCAGCCGACACGCGATAACCACCAATGCCGAGACCCGTGGTGAAGGTCGGCTTGTTGACGTAGATTTGCATGTTGGCGTTGATGCCAGGCACGGTGAAGGTCTGTTCCGCCGTGGTGTTCGCAGCCACCGAGGTCGGGGTCAGCGTGGCGGTCACGGTCTTCAGCACCGGAGCAACCTGGATCTCCGGCGAAGCATACACGAGGTAGCTTTCGGCGGCGGTCGGGGTGATCGTGGCAGCCGTCAGGTTCTGGAACGTGATGCCCAGCGTGTTGGCAGCCACGGCGCGAGCGCCAAGGATAGCCAGACCAGCCTGAGAAGCCGCCTTGTTGACGATGACCGGCGAACCAGCCGCCAGACCCGAGACCGTGAACTGCTGTTCAATGGCCGTGTTCGGTCCCACCGCGGTCGGGGTGAGCGTAGCCGTCAGCAGCATGGTGGCCGGGATGGCGGTGACAAGGTAGGTTTCACCAGCAGTCGGGGTGATGGCAGCCGCCGTGTCGTTGGCGAAGTTCACCGCCAGGGTGTTGGTGGCCGACACGCGAGCCGACGGGGACAGAGCCAGACCCGCCTGCGTGGTCGGCTTGGTCACCACGACCAGCTGGCCGGTGGCAAGACCCGTGACCGTCAGGGTCTGTTCAGCAGCCGTGTTGGCGGCAACAGACACCGGGGTCAGCGTCACAGCGTAGGTGGTCACCACACCCACATAGCCCTTCAGGGAGCCCTGCGAGGCCGGCTGCACGATGCCGGGGTTGGCACCGTAGAAACCGATCAGGTCGGTGGACGAGGCACCAAGGACAGTGCCCTGGCTGTTCTGGTCCGAAAGTTGCTTCGGACCCTTCGTGGCAGTGGAGGCGGCGGAGACGACGGGCATGGTTCTGGTTCCTTACGAGGGCTTTACGAGCAGCATCTGCGGGTTGGACCAGCGTGTTTCCATGCCGGTCTTGATGGATTGAGCAATGGCGTCCTTGAACGGACCAAGCACTTCCTTGGTTGCCATCGGGCCGACTGGGAGGACACGGCCATCCTCAGTCCGCTCGACGACAACCTGGTAGAGATCCACCTTGAAGGGTGACTTCCACCCTTTAGGCATCTTTTTCCGTTCAAACATCAATTAAACTCCACGCTTGATGTATGCCAGAACGGGGTCGGAACCGACGCGCTCAACCAGTTTTTCAAATTGGCCCACTGCGATGTTACAGCTGTGACAGAGAAGTCCGCGAGCAACGCCCGTTTTGTGGTCGTGATCGACGTTCCATTTTGTCCAGCGGGCAGATCGTCCTTTGTCTGTTGATTTGCAAAGGGCGCAACAGTCCCCTTGTTTAACCAACATGCGTTCGTAATCGGATTGCGTGATGCCGTATTTACGTAAGAGACGTGACCGCCGAACCGCATCGCTGCGTTCTTTTCGGAACTCCGGCGATGAGGCTCTGCGATCTCGCCAATACGCATTCCGGCATTCTTTGCAACAAGGCATAAACCCACCACGGTAGCGAGAACTCGCGACCATCTGGCTGGTGGGTTTTTCCTCAGAGCAAACATTGCAGACCCTTGTTTCAAGAACGAGCTTGGACATTCAATCTCCATCCGGTCATCAGCCGGTGAGACGAACCCCCAGCTCCGGATAGAACGTAGTGGTTCCGTATAGGATGTCAATACGCGCAGGAAACACATCATTATTGATGTCGTAAGCCCGGATGATCCGCATCGAGATGCCCTTGTAGGTTTCGCGAGCCTTGAAGTCGACGCCTTCCGGCAGCTCCAGCGGCACGGTGACGAGACCGAAGCAGTCCTTCACGAAGCCGACGTTCTGCGGATAGGTCACGTTGGCCGAACCGGAGATGACCGTCACACCGGCGAGGTTCGCAGGCGAGACAGACACGGTCTGGTAGGCGCCCGTGGTGCTGATGGCCGGGTAGATCGGCAGCGTGGCGTTGCCGCTCGCATCCGACGAGACCGGGCCGGTGACCAGGAAGTTTTGCAGAGCACCAGTGGACTTGCGGCTCTTCGGGTTGATCGCATACACGCCCGCAATGGTGATGACTTCACCGCCGAGGAAAAGGTTGGTACGCGAAGCCGTCCAGCCGTTGGTGACGAGGTTCGAACCCGACTGGCTGGCACCGTTGACCACGCCCGTACCGGCGTAGTTACCGTTGGTGAGGTTGGCGACGTTCTGGTCTTCGTAGATCTCGAAATTGGCGATGTTCGCCAAGTACCCCTTCAGGGCCGGTTCAGCGACCGATTTCACGTACACGCCGATCAGCGCATTCGCCAGCGCCCAGTAGGCGGCGGGGTTCAGCACGAGCACGCGACCGTCTTGCGGCACAGCGCCTTCGTCCATCCGCTGACCGACAGCGGCCAGAGCGGCAAAGCTGTTCGGAGCCGTACCAGCACCCTGCGGGCCGACCCAGTTCTGAAGGGAGGTGGTGTTCTGGAGAACGTCGTAGTCCAGCTGGTTGGCAAGTTCGGCAGCCGCCGGCTTGATGTACCGCTCGGAGAACTCTTCCACCGTGAGCGTCAGATCCTGAGACGAGAACTGGAAGTCCACGTGCTTCTGGTTGGAGATGGTGATGCTGGTGGACGGTTCGCTGATGTCTTGGATGGACAGGCCCGGACCCGAGGACACAAGGAAGCGGTTGGGCTTGCGGATCGTGACCGAGGAACCGATCTTGACGAACTGGTTCTCGAACTGGCGGTTCACCTTGCCGGCGGCCACCAGGTTGTTTTCGAGGATAACCAGCGTCTCCTTGGTGATGACGCTAGGATTAAGAAGAGCGTTGTTAGACATCCGAGGCTTCCTTATGACGCCCCGGATGTCCGAGGCTTAACGGCGACGAGAGGCAGCGATTTCGGAGGCACGCCTTGCAGCGTATTCCTCCATGGTTTCCTGGTCGGGAGATTTGGGACCGGCGTTGGAACGCGAACCAACAGGCTTGATTGGATCAGGCTTGCGGCTCGGCGTCGGTGCTTCAGACTGAGCACTCAACCGGGCTTCGATCTTCCCAATTTCACGAACAGCCTGGATCGGGTCCAGTTTGGCGATCCTTGCCGCAGTCTCGGGGTTCTGCCCGAGATAGTACGCGACAGCGGGACCGTCTTCGGACTCAAGCATGGCCTGCGCCATCGGCAGACTAATCTGGAGATCGTCGCGTTCGGCAACCGCCTCGAAGTCGGGGTGGTCAGCCATGAACGTTGCGCGGCGATCAGACCATTGAGCCTGTGTGCGCTCCATCTGAGCCTTCTGGCTTTCCTGAGAAACCCGTTGCCGCTCCTCTGCCCTCGCAAGCTGTTCAGCTCGGCGTGAGGACCAGTTGATCAGAGCCTCGTCATACGAATCAGGATCGTCGAACTGATGCCGCGCAGGGCGGGGATCGTCCGTCTCGACCTTCTTCGCCTCGGCCTTGGTGCTGATAGCTTCCAAAGCACGAGAGAGGTCCTGCTGGAGTTGCGTGGCCTTCTCTTCAGCCGCCCGCCTCTTGTTGCGCTCAATAGTAATCTCACGCTTCAACCAAGCCGGTGTGCCATCGGATTTGTCGTCCTTTGGACTTTCGCCTGCGGATTTCTCAGCAGTATCTGCCTTATCCTCTTTTTCCGGCTTGTCGTCAACTTGACCAGTCGGGTTAGCCTTGAACTGGGGGAAGTCCGAGGTCGCTGACGTCGGAGGCCCCGCCTTGGGGGTTGCTTCCATCGTCGTTGCGAGTTGATCCGGCATTCATCATTCCTTCTGTTTGCCCGCCTGATTGCGGTTTCGGCAACGCAGACATGAGCTGCGCCACACCTTGTGCCAGGTCCTCGATCTTGGATCCGACCTGTTTGTTCATGCTGTCTTCGGCCTTCTGGATGATGGCCATCAACTTAACCTCAAAGTCCGCATTGATCTTGGCCATCATGATGTCGCGGTCCTTCTGCTTGTCGTTAAGCTGGAACGCGGCTTGCTGGAGCTGGGCTTGTGCCGCCTTAAGCTCCTGTTGCATGTTGTTGATGATGGCTTGCACCTGCGGGGGAATGTCCTTCATGTCCTGGCCCATCAGGTTCGCAGGGACAGCCTTGGCCAGACGGGTTGCCATCTCTTCAGCACCCGGCCAGTCTTGGTTCTTGGCAATGAGATCCGCGACGAGCTGGGCGGTCTGCGGCATGGCACGGACGAAGTCCATCATGCTCTCGCTCGCCTCAATGCGCTTGGAGGCGTAGGACGGGCCGATGTCCACCGTCACACCGAACTTGCCGATGGTCGGGTTGAACACCTTCATCTTCTTGCCGTTCGGGCCGGGTTGTTCCTGGTAAGGAAGATTGGCGGAGGGGTCGATGACCACCTTCTCTTCCTTGTCGTCCTCGCGCAGGATGGTGATCTGGCGCTTGGTGTCGTAGATCTTCGGGATCAGGTCGATGAGCTGCCGGCCACAGTGCTTTAGCGAACGTGCCAGGTTGTCCATGTAGTGGAACGAGCCAAGGTCGCCAGAACGGCGAAGCTCTCTAATGGCGCGGCCAGACTCATCCATCATCCTTTCATTCGGAGAGGCGTCAAACCTGATTCCGGTCGTTGCCATCATGTCCTGAGCCGCCCCTTGTGCAGCTTGGACAACACCCGCAGGAACGCCCGCAAATTGCTGACGTTGCGGCGGTGGGGCGAGGGTTCCACCCAGCGACACACCGCGGTACGGAAGGTAGGGGTAGTTCCTCACATTGGCCGAGCGCCACTGTTCCTCGTAGCCTTCGATCTGGCCTTCCTCGACAATCCACGGAGCCTTCGGAGCCAGAGCAATCAGCTCGGTCTCGCTTGTCTTCCAGTAATTGTACATCCGCTGGGGGTCTTTGGCGTTTCGAATGACGCCGCTGTAGAATACCTTGCCCTCGATATCGATCTCTTCGCCGATGACGGGGATGATGGGTATCCACAGGCCGAGCCATTCAGACTCCTCTAGCACTTCGGTGGCGGTAATCTTGTACCATTTGATCTTGCGCTTCTCGGACTTGCGTTCGTCCACGATCTCCAGCGCACCGGACTTGATCATGTCCTTGGTCCGTTGGGCGAGATCATCCTTCCAGCCTACGTAGCCGTTGGAGAGCTTGACTAGGTCCTCCATGTCGATCTTGGTTTCAAAATACTCCGCAATCCGAATGCCGTCCTTTGAGGACCATTCCTTGTACTTGTCGCCGATCCCGCCTTGGTCGTAGGCTTCAGTGTCCGCATCGGGATACTGAGCCTTGAACTCATCCATTGGGATCATCTCAGTCACGAACGCATACTTGCAGTCCGCGCCATCAGGCTCCTGGTGGTCGGGGTCAAGGTACACGGTGAACGGGTTGCGGATCCGCTCAATCTTGATCACCTGGTCAAAACTGTCCGGTGCTTCCCAGTCGGTGCGTATGCGGAAATAGCCAAACCCATTGGACACAGCCGACTCGAATGCGGTGTCATAGGCAATGTCTGCCGTGCTCTCGCGTTCAATGGCGCGGATCAGGCCACGATAGACCTTCGCTGCGTCGGGGTCGGAGCGATCACCCACCGGGGACACGTTGATGGCTGGGCGGTTCTGGCGCTGGTCGTTGGTGATCTGATGCACGAACGTCTGCATCTTGTTGATGGTCAGACACGGGCGCTTGTCGGTGTTACGCTGTGCAGCCACGTCAGCCGGCCACTGTTCGCCCCGTTTGAACTTCAGATCTTCAAGCGCAGCCTTGCGGTTGTCGGACTCGGAGTCGATGCAACGGGTCATGCGCTTGCGGGCGCGTTCCAGCACCTCGTCGTGCGTCTCTTCCTCCTTGCGCTTCTCAGTCCCCAGAGGCTTCCAGTCGTCGCCCCATTCGTCGTCGTCGTATGCCTTCTTGTCGCCCTTGCCCATCATGGGGCCGCGCTTGTTCATACCCGCTTGGACGGACGGCATCTTGATCTTGCCGTCGTTGGGAGCTTTGCGGGGATTGTTCAATTCGGCCACGGGACTACCTCACCAGGGTCGAGGCCCAAGCGCATCGCCTCTTCAATCAATTCTAGCGCTTCCGCCCGCTTTTGGCGATAGGCCCTGCCCTCAGGGAATGGGATCACCATGAAGTACTCTTGGCCGGCGTGATCGAACATGGACAGCCTGACCGCATGACAGCCAAGCACAACGGACCAGAAGCGAAATTCCTTATGCACCAAGCCACCCTTGCGAGCCGGTCAAGGTTGTAACCCGCAAGGCCGGCGGGGTCTTTGGCCTGGCAATCTTGTGAGCCACGCCCAGCGTCCTCAACGCATCAGCGCCGTGAGAAGACCAATCATGGACAGGGCTAGATTTATACTCGCCAAGTCGAGAATTATAATCCCGGCGATAATGGCTAAGCGCATCCAGTCCAGCCTTGCACCGCGTCTCGTCAAACCAGAGCTTGGGGAAGAGCATTCGGGTTGCGTGGATCCCGTCCTCAAGCCCCAGCGACGGCGCGGTTTCAAACTTGATGCCGAGGTCTCGAGCCGCTTCGATCCGAGAACGGCCAGTGCCAAGCTCTCGCACAGCAATGTCCGCCGGCGCCGTGTGTCGTCCATACAGATACCCTCTCTTGTCCAGGACTGCTGCATAGTGCGGGAAGCCCTCGCCCGTGCATTCGTAGTAATCCACCACCCGGATCTCGCGGCCTACATCCTGCGTGAACCAAATGCACATGGCATCGCGCATGCCGAGGTCCCACCAGGTATCTACCCGCACCGTCGGCTCGACAGGGACGCGTGTGATCCGGCCTTCATTGCGAGCCGCCTGGAGCTGGTCGGTGTAGATCGCACCACCAACAATAGGCTCATCCCACCTACCATCCAGCAGGGCGCGGCGGGTCTGGTCGGGAAGCATCATCAGGCGTTCGCGATAGCCTGAGTTCGTCAAGTGGGGATTGTCATGCAGGCGTGAGGGGATAAACCGTCGGCTCCATGTTCTGTCCCCGTATGTCGTGCGGGTGTAGGTCGCATCACCCTCCGGCCCGATGCCGAACCTATCGGAGATCCACTTCGCTCCTGGCCCATCGGGGTTGCACGTAGCTCTGACGTACACCGGCACGTCAAGCCGATCAGGAGCACGTAGGCGGGAGATCATGTACTCGTAGGCATGAGGCGAGGACCATTGCGCCAGCTCTTCCCAGCCAATCCACTGGAACTGCCGGGACTGGTAGCGCTGCACGTCGCTGTCTCGGTCAAGGTAGCCAAACTCAATGCGAGCGCCCGACGGGAAGCGCCATTCGCTGCCCTGCGAGTTGAACTGCGCAGTCGGGCAGATCACCGGATAGATCGCCCTGGTGCGGTCCACGACTTCCTTTAGCTCTGGGTAGGTCCGGCGAAGGATCAGGGCGCGATACTCAGGCTTGGTGTAGGCATCCCAGCCAAGCGCATCCATGATGAGCGCATCGGTCTTGCCGCCCCCAGCTGCGCCGCCATACAGGACCTCATCCTCTGGCGCTGCGAGGAACTCATGCTGCCGTGGTGTCGGTGTCCAGACGGTCGGGATCATGGCCGGCGCGGGATTCCATCAGGTGGCAGCATACCCATTAGCATCATTTCAACGGCAACGGAAACCGGGCCGCTGATGCGGGTGGTGCCTCGCTCATAGTCGCGGATACTCTCGCCAGGATCTCGCCCACCCAGACGCAAGGCGCGACCCATCTCCGCCATGGAGACAGGCCGGCCAAGGTTCCAAAGGTCGCCTAAACGGCCCCTGGCGGAGTTAAGTTCGTCACCGTTCATTAGCTTTGGCCCGAAACATTTCTAAAATAAAATCAGCGTCGGTCCGCTGTTTTTCTAAAGACCGCACAAGCTCTGTGCCCAAAAATTTTACCGCTTCAATCAATTCTTCTCGCGTCATTTCGTCAAGCCGCTGGTTTTGATAGAAATAAATCATTGGAATTGTAGGCATCATTGTCCATTTTCCATTTGACAAGACAACGCCGCTTTGGCGTCTTCAAGATTGCAGCGAATCCACCGGGCGTTAATAGCGTGCCAATATTGGGCAAATTCACGACCGCGCTTGTCGGTTTTGATTTGAATCAGGCTGATATTAAGAATGTTAATCATTTGCTCTGTCCTATCTGGTGGGGCGCTGCCCCGTTGATGTGACCTTTATACGGGTCGTATCCGTATCAGTCAACACCTATCCGCACTGGTGGCGGGCAAAATACGGATTTAACCCTACTTACCCTTGCGGGCTTGGCTCAGTGCAATAGCAATGGCCTGCTTTAACGGCTTGCCAGCCTTGCGCTCGCTCTTGATGTTCGAGCTGATAGCCTTGCGGGACTTGCCCTTTTTGAGCGGCATTAGATCAGGTTCTGCACAGTGGCTTCTGGTTGCCACATCTCCGCCAGGAGCATCATCGCCTCGTCCTGGTTCTCGCCTCGCGCCATGCGGACTGCCAGTGCGGCATTGAGAACCGACAGGTCAGGATCATACAGCCCTTCGGTGTTGAACTCATCAAACATCTCGGGGCGAATCCTTTCGAGGAAGTTCCACCACACCCATCGGCATCAGCGTCGGATCCTGACCCACTGCGACAGACTGCTGAGCCTTGCCGTACCCTCTGTCTAGTAGCTCTTTAATAGCGGCGACCCTGGTGCCTTCGTTCTCTGCTTCGGTAGCCAACCGGGCAAGTTCCCGGAAGGCTTCCTCTGCGTGCTTGGCGGCTAAAGCCTTAATGTCAACGGTTGCCTTGTTAAGCGAACCCTTAGGCCGTCCCATGCCTGCGCGTGTCAGGTTTGCCGGGTTGCCTTTGCCACTAACGCCCATCTAAACACCGTCTAAATTAGAATTACTTCGACTTCATCTTCATGCCGCCGTGCGGCTTCGTCGGGTGCTTCGGACCCATGGAACCGGAGACGCCCAGAGCGCCAGGAACGTGGCGGCTGTCCAGCATGCGGGGGTGGTGCGGGCTCGTAGTTTGGATCTGGTGCATGGACTTGGTCGGACGGGAGCCGCTGCCGACGTGGTTTTTGTGGGGCGAGGACATCTGGGTCTTGATGGAGAGACCCTTGCCGTGCTTCGCGCTATGGCGGTTCGTCGAGCCGGGCGCGTCGTGAAGAATGGCCATCTTGTAAACTCCTGCCCCGTCGGGCGCTAATCTTTGGTTGATAATAAACCGTTAAGGACGTTTCCGCAATTAGCTCATAGCTTCCTGAGCGATCAGCGAAGCGCCCACCGTGCCGGCGAAACCAGACGGCGTGGTGATGGCCACGGTCAGGATGTCCGGTTGGTTGCCCTGCACATTGTTGTACAGCGGGAAGAACTGGCTCAGGTCGTAAGTCTGGAGACCACCAGACGGCAGCGGCGCGTTGTACACCACCTCTCCCCCAGTCAGTGCCGTGGCGCTAACATCCCGCTCACCGAAGCTGTTCAGAGATCCGAGGCTGTACATCGTCGCAAAGCTGGCACCCGTCAGCGTCACCGGCGAGGAGTAGGTTGAGCTGATCAGTTCCAGCGTACAGTTAGCCGACGAATAGATTTGCAAGGTCTGCGGGAGGATCTGGCCACGGTCGATCATGCCCAGGATGTAATTTCCTGAGGTGGCCGGCAGAACGGGAAGCGGGCCGCCCTGCACGTTGTCCACCACGGTGAGCGTGTTCTGCGTGTTGGCGATAATGCGGCCAACAGTGCCGAAACCGGTTTGATAGGTGATGGTCCCAGTAACCGTGCCCGACGCCGTCGTGTTGAACGTGAACGTGTTTGCGGTGACGCCAGTGATCTGCACTTGGCCGTTAATGGTGCCGGTTGCAGTTGCCCCTGCGATGATGACCCATCGGCCCACCGTGAGATAGTTGGGGCTGGCCGCCGTGGTGGCAGTGGCAACGCCGCTCGTGATCGTGATGCCGGTGATGGATGCCGTAGCGCCTCGACAGTAGATGTATTTTCCAACCCAAACGTTCGGGGTCAACGGTGTGCTGTTAAGCACAATGGTCGAAGCGGTCGCGGTCGAGCTGGCCGCCGTGATTGCCGCGCCGTTGGCCGGGAGCGTACCGTTAGCGCCGGAGTAGTTGCTGTCCACACCATATTCCATCGTGCCCATGGGACGATAGCGCAGCGACAGCAGCGGGTAACGAGTTGCAGCAGATCCAGGCGAGCGGGTCGGCGTACCAGCGGCCATGCCGTAGCCATACGTAAACCCGCGCTGTTGGTCCCGCTGTCCTTCCACGACCACCGACACACCCCAGTGGTTCATGGTTTGCGCAGCGGCAACGGTGCCGGTGTTGCGAAGCTCGTAACGAACCGGAAGGTTGCCAGTACGCGCCCACGGGATGTTTTGACCGCCGTTGCCTTGGCCGATCTGGTGGAGAGTGTAGGGTTCACCGTTGAGGATCACACCCCAGCGCATGAGGCCGGCGCCGTACCAAGCGAACTCCATCCACATCATCTGGATCTGTTGCCAGTTCAGCGACTGAGCCACACCGTAGGGGTCTTGCCATTGGTTGAGCGGGATTATTGTGTCGTAAGGAACGCCCCTGATGTCCGAGCGGTACATCACGCACATGCCAGTCGGGTTGGTGGCGGTGGGCGTTTGAATCTGAAACGCCATGCCGTTGGCGTCGTCTAGGAACCCGACGCGCTCAATGTGGTTTGTCGCAGGTCCACCGAACACAAATCCGGTTGCCATGTACATGGTTTTACCGGGCTGATAGCGGTGATAGGGACGGGTTTGACGGATCGCCAGGTCACCGGCGGCAGTCGTCACGGAGAGCTGGACACCACCGATGCTAGAGGTCGGCGTGATGGTGGCATTGCCGGCCGTGTAGTTCTCCCAGCGCATCGGCTGGCCGGAATATTCGAAGTCAGCTTCATACACGTTCTGATGCGACGTGATCTTGAGTCGCCCGGTGTTGTCTCGGATCCGCTGCGGGAACTGGGTGACGAGGCTGTTCTTCTCCCCAACCGTGGTCATGACGTTGGTCAGGTTGTTGAATTGGTCAATCGTCGCCATCGTCAGACCCTTAAATCGATTTTGCGCAGTTTATCACGACGCATCCGCTCTTCATAGGCGGCGACCCCGTGGATGATTGTGGTGTGATTGCGCCCCGCAAATAGCTTGCCGAGCAAGGGATAAGATAGACCGGAAACCTTCCTGGCTTTCCACATTGCCTCGTGCCGGATAGCTGAAATGTCGGCATGGCGGTCGTAAGACATCATCCGCGACGTACTGACCGTGTGAGCTTCCGCCACCTCCCGAATGGCTTTCTTGGCCAGCTGGTGGCGTTCTTGGATCGTCGGTTCCACGTTACCCCGCCAAATCGAGAGCATCGTCTGCCTCCGCTGCCCTGTTGGTTTCACCCAGTCCCCGCGGCCTGACTTTGGACCGGTAGATGCCAGCCTCCGGCAAGCCCATGTATCTGCGCCAGACTGCCCTGGCGAAGCGATACCAATTCTGTTTCTCAGCGTCGGTCATGATCTCAATCCCATAAGTTCCCGTGCCTTTAGCCTGCGGAGGCGGGCCTTTTCCATCAAATCTTTCCCAGCCGGCGGCATCTGGGTGATGTCCCGAGTGCCGGTCTCCTTCACCAGCATCTGGATGGCTGCCGTCTCATGCTCATCCGCCAGCATCTTCTGGATCCGCGCTTTGTCGAATAGGCTCATGCTTTCGTAAGCCACCACGGCAGCCTTCTTGGTTGGCTCGGCGAGCTGAATGCCTAACTCCCGAACGGTTCCCATCGCCTGGTCACGGATGCGCTCGTAGGCAATCATGGTGCGCGGTGTGAGCGTCATGTTGTCATACCGCCAAGTTGCACCTGACAGGTAACTGTACGCAAATTCCTCGCCATGCAGCTCCACGAACTTGGCTCGAACGTGCGCGGGTCCGTCAAATTGGGACCTCTCCCCATCCTCCATCAGAGGCAATGCTTTCCGCTTCCGCCTGTTGGCGTTTCCATTGTTGGTGTCGGCGTTCCATTGCTGCGTAGTCAATTTGTGGCCCTTTCGGTTTGGTCGGCTTGGCGGATCGGAGCCAGTTCCTGGCAACGGCGTTCCAGTCGGATCTGGCGGTCTTAAATTCGTAGTCCTCAAGCTTGGTCAGTTCCTGTTCAATCTGGTCAGCCGTAAGACCGGCTTTCTCGCCGGTATCGAAAACGGAATCGTCAAATTCAAAATTAGGAGGGCAGCGCCGAGACTTGCGAGGCCCTCTCTCTTCTTTCTTCTTTATGAGTTCTGGTTCTGGTTCTGGTTGGCAGAGCGGGAAGCTGCCGGTAGCTAAAGCTGCTTCTTTGTTTTTCAATGCCTTAGCATGCCCGCCATTTGACGCTGCCACCCTTCGCTGTCTGACAGCTTCGGTATGTCTCGTCAGTTCACGGGTCAGACGGCGTTGCGTCATTTCACCGTTTTCGATGTCAAAAAACGCTAGCAGGGTCTCGCTCATGCGGTCCCATTGCGCCCTAGTGAGCTTGCATAGTTTGGCCAGCTTAGCGGGATTGGCTGGCAGGCTTCCACCAGATCGCCACATGCAAAACAGCAGCATCAGGTAGGCCCCGTGCTCCGTCGTGGTCAGGTGGGTTGTGTCGGCTAGATAGTCCCCGACGTAGAGCGGCATGAATGGCGGGGATGACATCGGACACCTTTACGGTTGTCCGGCAGACGCTCTTCGCCTATCATCTGAAGGCTTTTAGCAATCGCCGGTGCATGGCGGTTTGTTTCAGAAGGGGTCGAGCGGCAAACTCGGCCCCTTCGCCCTAACATCCTCCAATTCTCTCAGAGAGGCAAGCCATGAAGAAGCCGATGAAGTCCAAGGGCTCCAAGCAAACGCCGCTCATGAAAGCTTCTGAGATGAAGGCTATGAAGGGTGCCAAGCCGTCCAAGAAGGACATGAAGAAGGCGAAGAGCTGCTAGGCTCCTACCACGTTCCGCCAGTGCCATCGCACTCGGGCGCATAGCACCTGCACCTCAAGCGTCACGTAACCCGACATGGCCCACGCCTTGGCGGTCTGTTTTAGCTTGATTTCGTGGCGGCTGTAGATGGCACGGCGAACAGCTTCGTCTATTAGTTTTTCTCTCAGGACCACCGCCTGATCCTGCGGTGCTCCAGGTCCTTCATCCCGCCCTGCCACGTCGTTTGCACAAATGCTCGGGTCATGTGATACGGGCAATATATTTTCCCCCCGGTAGGTTCAGCGCAGAATAAATGCTCGTCGGTCTGTAACACCGGCCAGTGACATTCGAATTTGCCAAGCTGACCGAGAGTTTTCATTTTTCTGCCGCCAAGCTGAGAAGGTGGAGGAACGTGTCTTCCTCGAGGTAAAACCGCCAGTCACCGTGATCGGCCCTAATCGCCAAAATTTCTACACCCGCCAGCCAGCCTTCCAGCGTCATCGGAGGGAGCTTCCGGCGTTTCACTTCGACGCGGAAAGTCTGATCCCCAAACACCATGCGAAGGTCGCCCTGGAGGCCGGCGGATCCGATGCGAGTCCCGAATGCACCAGAGGCCGGCTGCTTACGCACCGTCACGCCAGGGACACGTTCCAATAGCTTCAGCAGCTCCGTTTCACCGCGTGAGCCCTTGGATTTTGCCTTAATGGCCACTGGGTCTCCAATGCTCGAGCGGTATTTTGGCTGCGTCGGCGATCTGAAAGGCAAGCTGTAAGCTAGGCGTACGCTTCTTGTTGGCCAGCTGGTGAGCGTAGGAATGACCTAAGCCCATTCCGCGCAACCGATCGTAAATTTGTTTTGGCGTTTCGTTCATGCTGCTATGTCGCATGATGTGTTGCGAATTGCAACTTTCCTGTTGCAACGTGTGTCACAGTGTGCGACAACACATCAACAGCAAGGGAGACACACATGAGCGTCTACACACATATCACTTGCGGCGAACTGTCCGTCGGCATTAGCGCCACACACAATCGCCACGAAGGCTACTACGACCATGAGGTCGTCGATATCGGCATCCTTGAAGGCAAGACCGACCCGGTGACCAACAAATATGTGCACATCACGCACAGCCTGATGAAAGGCGTGGACGTGCGGTCGAAAGACATTCAGCAACTCTTCGCGAACATCCTCGAGCACTGCGATTTGGAAGCTTGGGCTGGGGAAGCTGACGCTGAAGCTAGCGATGCCTACGACTACGAAATGGACCGCCGCCGCGAGAGCGCACTGCTGGCCGGTCAAGCTGGGCGGGGGCTGTGATGATCTGGCACAGTGGTGGTGACGTGATGTGGAACGGCGCTCGCTTGCAGGCTTGGCAGGCTGAGTTTTTGGATGACTTGTGGGCCGATGAATGCCGCGCTGCGTTCCAGGCTAACGACCAGCGCCACGCTCTCCGTATCCTCACCCTCCGCGATGAACTCAACGCAGCGCTCACCGCTGCAATCAATTGGAAGAAGTGCTCATGACCCCCGAATTTGCAAAGGCGCTTGTCGCCGCACAGAAGGCCACTTATCCGGTCTACAAGCAGGCCACGAACCCTGCGTTCCGTTCCAAGTACGCCGATCTGGCGGCGGTTGTTGAGGCCACCATCCCAGCACTTAATGACGCGGGGATCTCCGTCCTCCAGATGCCCGATTTTGACGGTGAACAGCTGATCCTCACCACGGTGCTAATGCACGTGTCGGGCGATAGCCTCACTCACGTCATGCGTATGCCGGTGAGCAAGCGGGATCCTCAAGGCATTGGATCGGCCACCACCTACGCCAGGCGCTATAGCCTGCTGGCTATGACCGGTGCCGCACCGGAAGATGACGACGGCAACGCGGCATCTGGCCCAGCTCCGGCAGCCAAGAAGTCCAGCGCACAGGCCAAGAAGGACGGCGACTGGGATCGCATCATGGCGGCGATCAACGGCTGCGACACCGAACAGGATCTCGACACGTGGTGGGCGAAGATGGAGCGGTTCTGGGGTCAGATGCCCGCCAGTTGGCCCGACGCTGCTGCCAATGAGGTGGAGAAGCGCCGAAACGAGATTCTGGACCGAGCTGCTGAACTATGAATAGCGGAGGCGATCAGGCAATGGCCGAGTTCCGAGTGGATGATAAGACAGTCCGGCACTGTCTTGCGATCCTCCAATCCTCAGATGCAGCCAAAGCCCGCGCGGCTTATGAATGGAGCGAAAAGCGGCTTAAGGTCATTCTTGCCCGAGAGGCCGCTGCTTCAAACGCCACGACAGAAGCAGCCAAGGAGCGTTTTGCCATCAGCTCGGAAGCCTATTCCGTAGCGTTGGAACAATACCGACTGACTGCTGAAGACTATTTCATCGCCAAGGATCGGAGGGACGCAGCCAGCGCCACCTTCGAAGCTTGGAGAACCCTTCAATCTAACGAACGAGCTTTTGCGAGGAACTGATGAGCACCTATCAACAACGCCCCGGCGACATCTCCGTGTTCAAGGAGAAGACCAAAACCAATCCGAAGGCCCCCGACTGGCGGGGAACGTACACCGACCAGGACGGCATCAAGTGGGAAGTCAGTTTTTGGGAGAAGAGCGGCACCATGCTGGCCGGGTCGATCAAGCCTGCATTCGTCAAGAGGGTTCCCACCAACAAACTGGACGATGAGATTCCGTTTTAGGGATCGGTTAACTTTCCCGCGATAAATTAACACAACAGAGGAGACACGTTATGTGGAATTACGTACCCAAGCAGAAGAACTACGGCATCTTTGGCACCATGACCGGTCCGCAAGTGGCCCGCATCCTGATTGAGGGTGTGGTGCTGGGTCTGGTGATCGTCACTGCACTGGTGCTTTGGCTGTGACGTTCCTCATCACCGTCGCGCTCTCCTTTGTTGTGGCCTACCTGGTCATCAGCCTTGTGAAAGGTGAAGAATGAACACCCCAGACGGTGGAGTCACTGACGAACCCATGCCCCTGGAATGGATGCAGGCTTATGCCGATGCGTATCCTGACAGAGTGCCCGCCTATGTTGCGGAGAATGGCGCCCCCAATCTCCGCAAAGTGCAGGATGATGCACAACCCGGCGTGTCACCTATGGTGCACACCGCCCCTAGCCAGAGCGCAGACCTGATAGCTGAGGCTGAGGAACGACTGCGGATCGCAATCGACGCACAGAAGCGGATGGACGGCGGCGAGTATGACAACGGCATCATGGCCGTGATCCGCTGCGAAGACGTGCAGTTCTATCGCGCCGTAGCCACCGCCCTCCGCGCAGCAGAGGCTGAGAACGCGAGGCTGTCCGAAGAAAACCGCACACTTCGGACAAATTACCGCTCGGGAACATCCGGGGATTTAAACGCATCTGACATGCGAAATATTCCCGATCAGGAAGACGATGTTTCAGAGGCCCAAGAATGGGAGGACTTTGATCGTGACTGTTGATCTCAATGCCTGCAAGCCGTGCCCGTTCTGCGGAAGTCACGAGTTATCCACCAACGGACATGGAGCTTACACCATAGTGGTCTGTTGCGAGTGTTTGGCTGAAGGCCCGCACGGACATCCCAGCAAAGCCATTTCGCGCTGGAACACCCGCACCTGTGCCGAAATCGACATGGTGACGTTGAGCCGCTCCGACCTTGAAAATTCTTACAACAAATTACGGGAGGCGCTGATGGAAATCGCCGCCGGTTCGCCGTTTGTGGGCTGGATGGATGACAACCCGCTTAGCGATATTGAAAGCAAGACTTTTGCTGGCATGGAGGACGGCTACTTTATCGCCTCCGAAGCCGCCCGCCGCGCCCTTGGAGGTACAGAATGAAACTAAATTGGACACGCGAGGAATGGGCTAGAACAAACGATTACCTGATGACAGGCCACGATGCCCGCCTCGCCCTTGAAGACCTCGCCACCCTATTTGCCGAGAACATCCGCCTGACTGCCCAGCTTGCCGAGGTCGAACGTAATCTGAAATACGAACAGCACCGCGCCGGTCGGATCGGAACCCACGGGCCGGGATGCCACACATGGGGACCAGCGCATTACGAGTGTGCCTTGGTTCAGCTTGCTGAACGGGAGGCCGAGTGTTTCAAGCTCGCCGCTGGCGTCTGCGAATATCGGTCGGGCGATGACCACGGCAATCCGCTATGCCTCATGGTTCGCAAGAACATCCCGCCGAACATGTATCCCGTCGTCTCCCGCTTCCACGCTGCGGAGGGTGAGAAATGACTGACAAATGGTGGAAGGAATTGCTGAAAGCGCCAGACAGCCAGTTAGACGCCTCCACATTTCCGCTTATTGAGAAATGGAGCGATCCTCCAACATCACTTCAAATACTTGAGGTGTTGGATCGGTGTATTTACTGTTCGCTGGCGTCAGGTTTTGTGGTGAAATACCTGCAAATTCAATACGACATTGCATGTGAGCGCGAAAACATCAGGCATGAATACAATATTCCGATTGCTGTTTGGCGGCGAGAGTTGGGAGGATAAGAGCCATGACGCTTAGAGACAAGCTGGTCGCCACGCTGGCGCAGCAATACGACCAGTACGGGTTCAACCGTCAGGACGCCGCCGACGCCATCCTCGCCGCGATCCGTGAGCACATGACGAGTGAGGACGTCATTCAGGACATTGGCTCTTCGTTGGAGCTTGTCGGGTTTGTGCACTTCCCCGACGCTGGCGCAGACCACCTTCGCGCCGCCATTCTCGCCGCCCTTGGAGGTGAGCCGTGAGCAATGCTGCACAGGTAAGTCATAATACGGCAGAATGCCCTACATGTAAGACCCGACAAGCCGGAGGTGAAGCATGAGCGATTTAATCAACCACCCACCTCACTACACCGCACACCCGTCAGGCGTGGAATGCATCCAGATCACCGAGCACATGGGGTTCAACCTGGGCAATGCACTAAAGTACATATGGCGCTGCGATCTGAAGGCCGATGCGGTCGAGGATCTTAAGAAGGCTGTGTGGTACCTAGAGCGTGAAATAGCCAAGCGGACGGCATGAAAAAAGCCCGGTCAAACTCGGTTAGAGTTGCAGCATTGCGTAAAGGCTCGCGTCAATGTCTGCGCTGCGACGGCAAAACAGGAATACAAGTGCACCACATTGTGGCTTTGGCGGACGGTGGGAAAGACGTTGTTGAAAACACCGTTTTGCTTTGCGTTACATGTCACCGCGATTGGCATCAGCGATTTGAAGGCCGATACAATTTTGACAAATTTGCGGTAACGCCGCCTGATTGGTTCATCAATCATTTCCTCATTGAGGAAGAACTCGAAAACGCGACAATCAACGATATTTACAATGCGTGGTTGCGCTATCGGTTCGAGAAACGCGGACTTTTAATCAACAATCGTTTGGATTTGCCATGATCCAGCCGAGCCTGTTCCCCGAACAAAGTTCGCGTTCTAAAGGCGCATGCTCGCGAGATCCGAACGCAGGCCCCGGCACTTGCTGGTACTGGTGGGAAAGATGCCCAAAGGCTGCTAAGCGCGGCTGCTATTTTCTCTCGCAAGCCGAATCATCGAAACAAACGCAACGTCGGTGATCGTTCCATCCACCACCGTCATGTCCACCACACCCCACCACCAGCCCGTGCTTGAGTGCTGGGCGTAGGATTCAATCTCGCCCCAAGGCATCCCGCAGCCCACCTCGACCATGCTGATGGAATCGGTCGGCCCGATCTTGGGAGCATCATGCACCTGGCGGCGGTGGGTGTGGCCTGACACAATCGGACACGTTGTGTGATTGGCTGCCCGCTGGGGGCCTGTAGCGCCTTTGTAAGCCCGTCCAGCGCCATTGACGGGGTGATGCACAAACCCCACGCCATTGACGTAGAACAGCTCTCCGTAGGGCCGCACACGCCACCCAAACTGCGTGAAAAGTTCATCCCGCTGAACCGTAAAACTCTCCGCTGTCTCAGGGTTGGCGTTGCACCATCTCTCCAGGCGGTATTCGTGGTTGCCTAGGAGGATGTCCTGTTTGGGTCGATATCCCGAAGCTATCCCCGCTCGCCAAGCTTGCAGGCTCTGCTTGAGGTTCTCCATGTCCTGGCGGATGCTGGGCTTGTGCCGGCCAGCCATGGTGTCGTTGCGATCATGTGCCGAGACACTGTCCCAGCTCGACCAATCCCCCACCTGGATAATCCGCTCAAACCGTTCCTTTGAGGCATACCGGGCAATCCAGGTAAGCACTTCGAGCCTGTGAGGTTGTCCGGGGTTTTGGTGGAGATCGCCAATAACAAGAAGCCGGGATCCATGTCCCGGCGTTGATATTACTGGCTGTGCAGCTGGGGTGATGACTTGTCGCGGGACCGGCTGCTGGTATCGCTGCGGACGGTAGAGCGTCCAATCCGGTTCCAATCCCATCGCAGCGCAACGGGTTATCCGCGCTTCAAAAGATGATGTGGTTTTGACGAACCCATCTGCGACCGCCTTTTGAGCAGCCGCAGCTATGGCACCCATGCCCGACCCCGTCATGCCACGGGGTCGGTATCCAGCCCGCAACTCGACCTCCACCCGCTCAATGGTCAGGCGAGCGGCCTCAAGGTCAAGCGGGGGAGCGCCCATCAGGGATTGTGCGGCGCCGAGAGCTTGGCAAGCTCGGTCTTGAGGAGATCAATCACGTTGACCGCGAACAGCCCGCCGGCAGATGCCGCGATGTAGGCTTCCAGCTTGCTCAGCAGCCACGTTTCCACCGAGATCACACCGGGGATCACCTGGAACCATTGCACGGCCTTGTACACGTCAGCCGCAGCCTTCACGGCGAAGTCTTCAGCGGTGATCTGGTTCTTGAGCAGTTGCGAGGTGAGCGACATCAGTGACCCTTTAGCATGGCTTGCTTGTGTTTGTACGACAGGTAGATCCCGATCAGCGCCATGACACCACCCACCACGGCCTGCGCCTGGTCATTGGTTGCATATCCATGGGCAACGAGTACGCCAGCAAAGCCGGTGAGGGCGTGGCGAATAACGGCGTCAATCATCTCTTGAAGCATGATGCACCTCTCAAGCGGGATATATCACGCAACCCCTTGATTTACAACCACACCCGCTCGTTCAGCAGCATCTGCCGAGCTTGGCGCTTCCACCGGGCAGGCGTCTGACATGCTGCGCGAGAGTCCAGCATATGCGCCGCCGCTCCAGACCAGTCCCCGCTCTTGAGGCAAGCTAGCGTCTGGGTGAAAGTGAGCAGCCCACCAATGCCGAGCTGGTAGGCCATCTGGACGACCACATCCTGGCGAACATCGGACAAGTCACGCCACCAAGGGATCTTCGCATCCAGCTCGCCGCAGATCATCTCGACCCGGTGGTCTAACTCAGCATCCACTTGGGCGTCGGTCATAATCGTGTTGGGTCCGATTTCAGGCCCCGTAAAACCTACACCCACCGTCCACGGCGCCGCATGCGTCAGCGGGTCGGGATAAGCGTGAAGGAACCGGCCTTCCTCGTTCTCGATGTCATCCGCAAGAAACGGCGTCGTCACTTGTCCTGCTTCCCGTCAAGTTTGTCCTCTATCCTACGCAGCGTGGCGCGGACTTCGGAGATCAGGTCCTTGAGGTCATCCCGTCTAGCGTATGTGTTTGGGAGTTCCTGCACCAGATCGGTGAGGTTCTGTTCCAGAGACCGCATGTCCCGATAGAGCGTGGCGAGAAACCAACCGATCCCGGTAAAGACCAAAGCGACTGCGCCGTCAAATGCTGCCTGCCAGTCGGTCATGGTCAATGCCCCAGTGCGCGGATGTATATGGTGGTGGACGATCCAGAGCCGTTTGTACCACCGTTGCTCGAATGCCATAACCACGCCACGACTGACGCACTGGTTGAAGCCGAGTTTACAGTGATGACGTAGTTCAAGCTGGGGCTGAACACCGATGCGGCGGTGAACATGATTTGAACGTTGTCACACGCCGTCGGAAACGCGACCGGCCACGTGTAGCTGCCAGCAGTGTTGATGGTTCCCGAGATGGCCGCCCACTTTTCAATGTAGCCACCAGGAAGAGAGATCGATCCGTTTGCGCCGGTTGTGACGTTTCCCGCGATGGAAGACGGCGTCAGCACCACACTGCCTGAAGACGCCTTGGCTTGGGCATTTGTGGCGAGACCAGCGCCCGCAAAGCTGTCCACTGTCAGGCCATTGGTGACCGTGGGCGCATTGAGATAGCCGGTGGATCCCGTGTTGGACATCACCCAGCTGGTGCCGTTGTAGACACAGACGCACGTGGTGCCGGCCAGAATCTGGTTAGCGATCAGCGCATTGCCTGCCTGATTTACAATGCTCTTTGCACCAAGGCCCGACACGTTGAGCGTGGACGCCGTGGTGTTGGCGTTGGCAGCGATGAAAGTGATGATCTGCCCGGTGGTGAGAGCGGACAGCACATTGGTCGGATTGACCACGTAGGCATTCGCGGAGCCGGTGTCAGCACCATACAGCAGCTGCTGCGGGTTGACCGAGAGATAAAGCGCGAAGCCACCAGCGCCGGAGTTAAGTGCGCTGTTGTAGACCGCGATGACGACCTCACCGGACTGAATCTGGCCCGTCGTTGCCTGGACACCGTTGATGTAGGCATTCAGATACCCAAGCGATCCCACTTGGATCGTCACTGGCCCGGTGGAGGTCGCGGGAGCCGCAAAAACGTATGTGTTGTAGTTTGCGTAGGCGACGGGCGTGGGCGTGTTGTTGGTGGGCGTCAGCGCAATGGCGTTCGTCCCGGACGCCGTGTAGCTGGTCCCGGTGAGCTGGCCGGCGGTGATGTTGTCGATAGTCCAAATGGCATTCGTCGGCGGGTCGGTATCCGTCGAGGGGGACAGCACGAACTTGTAAGCCGTGGAGTTGGTCAGCCACAGGCCCACCGAATTGCCGAGCGTGTTCTGCGGCTCACCTCGGGCATTCAGCACAATGGGGTTTGTCTGCGGAGTGGATCCCGTGGAATCGGTGTAGGTCGCGAGCTTGGTCGTGGTCCCCGCTGCATAGGTATACAGCAGCCCCCCAGATGCCGGGACGCCCTGGATCAGGAACTCGGGGATAATGCTGGGGAGCAGGGAGACGGACATTTGCTATCTTTCCGACCAAATTTGAACAAGACGTTCAACTGACACACCGGTAATTGTCGCCGCCTCATCAAATGACCGACCCGACCTCAAGATTGCCAAAGCTGTGCTTTCTTGTTGAGTCATTTTATCACCCCGTGACCGCATAAGCAGTGCCGTTCCCGCTCAATGGACCCGCAAACGTGCCGGCGGATTTTCCGATTCGAGTAATTTCGCTGTTCACTGACGTGATGGCGTAGCTGGCCGTGGTGTTTGACGTGGCGTATATTGACGAAACAATTATAGAACCCGGCGATCCGGCATTTTCTACATATCCATACGTGGCATTGCCGGTTGTGATGATTTGACCAATTCCGCTTCCGAAAGTATTGCCCGAAGAACTGCCGATGTTGACGCCAGCAGACGTAGTTGAGCCTTTGGCCAAAATGTTGCCAATCACGCAATTAGTGAGATGGTCCAAATACACCGCGCTGCCGGTCCAGGCTTGGGAACGGAATGTGGTAAAATGCGACAATTGCTCGCTTACCAAAGAGATGCCTACAGTCCCTGCTGCTTGAGATGCAGTGTTTCCTACAGCGACCAAAGAGCCGCGATTGTAAGAGCCTCCAGTGGACAAAATACCGCCACCATACGAATTGTATGCTTTGATGTCGTAAAACCCTTCGGTGATATTTGTTAAAACAGCACCGGCACCAGTGATCGTGTCCGACAACCAATCCTCAATAATCGGAGAAATTTGGTTTGTCAGGTACAAACCGTGCGCGATGTTCGTGCCTACAATTCCAGACGTGCCGTTGTATCCGGTGCCAACTACGCCGCTATCCCCGCGAATTTGAATGCCACCACCCGCAGTCGCGCCGCCGATGCTAAAACCTGGCCAATTGGGTTGATAGTAATTGTATGAACTTTGCCCAAGGGGGTCGTTGACCGTTCTGTCTTCAACGCAATGATAAAATTCAAAAAATCCTTGGACGTTGTAAAATTTGAATGCAGTCCCTCTGGGGTAATAACTGGTGCAATAATAGAATCGACATTGGAAAACATATCCAACAGAATTATCCACGTCTTGAGCAGCCAAAAACGATGCGTTTATTGTATTCAACCCAGAAACATTTATGCGCCATTGGCGGCCATAACTTGCGCCGAAAAGAATTGCACCCTTTCCGGCAGACGCACCGGAAAAATTAAAAATTGCGTCGTTGAAATTCATCGACACATCAGTGACGATGGTCGCGGAAGAACTACCAATTGTAAAAGCGGTCGCCGTGCAATTTACGACAATGCCCGGCGTTTCAAATTCAAACGACATTCCGGTTGTAATTGGTATCGACCCAGAAAGTGTGTAGGGCGAGCCACTGGCTGGAACAATAACCCGATGTCCTTTGGACAAAGCTTTGATCATCGCTGTGTCAAAGGTATCGGTTCCAGGAATAAAATAATCCAGCAAGTTGACCCAATCGGCCGCTTTTGTGAAAGCCGAGCGCGTGTAAGATCCAGTGCCGGATGGCGCGTAAGAAAGGCCGCTAAACGCGGAACTAGCAGTTGTTGCGCCGGTGCCACCAGAGGCAATTGGCAATGTGCCGCTTGTCAAAGCTGAAGCGGAAGTGGCGTATATAGCGCCGCCCGATGTAAACGAGGTCAGGTTTGTTCCGCCATTTGCGGTTGGCAACGTGCCAGTCACCCCGGTGGTCAAAGGCAACCCAGTCAGATTTGTGGCAACACCCGACGCAATTGTTCCAAGCGCTGGCGCGACAAGGACGGGATTGTTTGACAGAACCAGGTTCCCGGTTCCTGTCAGCGTCGTCGTTCCGGTTCCGCCTCCAGACGTATTAAGCACACCGCCTGATGTAATATTTTCGGCAAACAGAGAAAGGTTACGGGGAATGGACATTAAAACACCCTCACCGTGACAATATTCTGGAACGTGCCGCTTCTGTACAATTGGCCAATCTGCACACCACCGGCAGCGGCGGCGGCGTCGTTTGCATAATAGGCCAGATTGACACTTGCGACATTGTTCAAGGAAGTCGTGGCTGCATTGTAAATGCTAATGGTGGACAGGCTGAACACGTCCACCGTGTCTCCCGCACCAGCAGCGACGGCCAGCGTGATGGTTGTGCCATTGGTCGCGGTGTAATCGCTCGGAGCCAGCAGGACGCCGTTGAGGTACACCAGCACATAGCCAGGCGTGTAATTGGCCGTGATGGTGCTTTGGCCCGTGGTGGTGTTGCGGACGTAGTTCTGGCTGATGGTGTTAAGACCAGAGGATCGATACCAATAGGCGGCGGGATACGTTGTGGGAACAACCGTGGTGATGCCGCCGTCATCCGTTGCGTTGCCCAATGCGTAATAGAAGAAGCCCTGCCCACCGTCGTTGATGGTGGAAAACCCGCGCACGTAGACCATCTGTCCAGGCTGAGCCACAAACGCCCGCAGCTGGATTACGCTATCGCAGGACTGAATGAACGTGTTGAGCTGATCGCCGGTGATGGCGGTTGCAGGCGTCCCTGTGTTGTACGTTGTCAGCTTGGGCGCGGTCATGGCTGCATATCCATCGCATAGCCGAACTTGTGCAGCTCAGGCAGCTTCTTGATGACACCGTCTCCGACATCGTTGCGGACGATCATGTTGGAGAACTTGATCTTGTCCACGGCGCCATAGACCTTGTCTTTCGCCTTGGAAACCGTCTTCCCAAGTCCGGTCACCACCATAACATATTCGCCGCTGGTTTGATAAATCGGCTTGTCCACGACCTTGCCATCCTGCATGGCCGGTCCCTTGCCAATCATCATATCCACCGGGTGTACCTGGTCCCACATCTCGTCCGCACCAGCAATCGGATTCCCCTCAACCTCCTTGGGTTCAGCGTCACCGTAAGGATAACGAGGCTGCGCCAGCACCACACCCATGGAAACATCGCGAGAGACCTTTAGGCTGTCCTCACCTCTCAAAAGGTCGAACATCCACTGGGCAGGGTCGCAGGGGTGTGACGCACACTGGATGAAGAACGCAGGCCAGCCCAGCCGGCACGTGAACTCAAACGGCCAAGCCTTGCCCTTGCTATCAATTCCGCACCCGATGGCGAAGTCGCCCCGATGGCCAGCCTTCAAAAGCTCGGCCTCCATAGGCATCAGCATCTCATCCGCCATCTTGTCCTGTTCAACATACTGGCAGACGGTGCCTTGCTCTCCGGTGTTGGGGCCGAAGTTGCCGGGCATGAGCTTCTTGTGCTCAAAGCAGATCTGCCACTTGTTGGGCAAGAACCCTTCCGGTCCAAACCACCCACTCACACCCACCTCGGCAATCATGTCGATCTTCTCTTGAAGCATGACCTGGCCCTTGGGGTTCAGCCCTTGTGCCTGCTTCCTCTGAAGCCAGCCCACCAGATCGGCGGGATCCGTGGAGACGTAGGACAGCGACTTGTCCTCATTGTCGCCCATGGTCTTGAACACGTAGGACTTGTCCGACTTGCGGGCGAAGGTCTCGGCCTCTTTAAGGTTGTTGAACACTTGGTAGTCAGGGACATCGATCCCGACCCGCTTCATGGCGTCAAGTCCCGCTTTACGGTCGATCTCTAGCTTGGAGGACCGAACCGTTGGTGAGAATATTGTAAACCCCATGTCACGGTAACGATCCAGCTCGGGCATGAACTTGGCGTTGGCCGTGGTAACGATCAGGCCATTCTTCGCCCACGACATGGACGGCTTCCAATCGTCCACAATGGTTATGCCGGGGAAACCTTCACCGTTGCGCGTGGGTTTCTTGCTGTAGCGATACCACCGGACCTCATGCCCATAGGCTTCGCAGCGAACCGCAAAGTCGAGGCCGATGTTGTCTGCATCGATAAGCAAAACTTTCATTTGCAGATCCCGTAGCCATCAAGCCCTAACTCATGAGCTAATAGCATTTCCATGAGCATGGAGAAACGATGCTCGCGACGGTACGGTGCGCGGGGATCATCACCCGGCTCGGCGTCGTCTGAATGCAGCTTGGCCTCCAGTTCAGCCTGGAACCGCCAGTCATGGGCATCCACCGCTTCTTGGGATACTCCCCGCCGCTTGCAGAGGTACGCCTCCACAAGCTCATGCAGGGCGATCAGCAAGGCTTCCGGCTCATCCCCCGTGGCGCGGATGTGCAGGCAATCGTCCGCAAACCACCAGTCACCCAGCGTGTCGTAGCGTTGCTCTTCGCCAGGGATGAAACGGATGTCTATACGGTTCATTGTTGAACACTCGGGGGCAGAACTTGGCCGGCAGCCTGGGTGGTCAGTGGCAGCGCGTTAACTCCGGTCCTTTGGGGAACCTTGACCCCACGGCGCAGCATTTGAGATGCGAGCGCATTGGTCGATGGCGCGACAACAAAATTATTGAGCAGTCCACCAACACCCTTGGCGGTTGAACGTTCAGACGTGCCAGAATCCGGGATGAGATCCCGCATGACCATATGATTGCGTTCAGCGAACGGTTGCATCAAAGCATCGCCCGCAGCGTACAATTTATGACGCACACCACCGGCTTGGCGTTTCACTTCTGCCAGCAAATCGCCAGAACTAAACACGCCGAAGCTGTCTTTCCGCCGAGTTGCGGCTTCTTCAACTCGGGTCAACATCGCGTAGGATTTATTAGTTGCCCGCAATGCATCCCGCACACCGGGGTCCGAATGCCGTTCAGCAGCGGTTCGCAACGCCATTTGCACATTGGACAATTCATCGCCCAACAATTGCTGCGCGGTGTCACCAGAACGCTTGTATATTCTGGAAAGATGACCGACTTGCGATTCAATGTCTTTAAATGTCTGGCCGTCAATCCGATCGCCAGGCTTGAGACGCTTCAGGACGCGGCCATTGATGATCGCTTCCAATTGCTTTTCTTGCGCGGGCGGAAGTTCAGCGCCACCCGCTCTGATCACGCTCAGATCGTGGACAAACTCATCATCGGCCTTAACCTTGATCTTCGGAATGATCTTTTCGTATTGATCGCTTAGAATTTGCTGAAGGTTTTCAATTCCTTCCCGCCCGACTTTGCCGGTGTACTTGATCCCGAGGGGCTCCAACACTTGATTATAAGCGGCGACGTTCATGCTGCGAACAGAACGATCTTCCTCCTGGCGGATGGCCTGGCTGACAAACGGATTGCTCTTCGCACGTTGTTCGGCCCGCGCCAAAGCGCCGCCCGCGCGGCGACCCGGCGTGAGATAAATTCCTTGAGACTCCATGTCAGCGACATGCTGCGGATTGATCTCAAACGTTTCTGCTTCCCAAGGTTCACGTACCGGCGGCTTCACGACACCCTTCAGAGCGTTCTTTCCAGCCGACACAGCACCGCCAAGGCCAGCCTCCAGGATGCGACCTCCCATGACACCAGCAGCGCCCTCGGGAACATCCAGAGCCGCACGTTTGGCTTGTTCAGCAAGCGTAGTTCTTGGGGCAGCACCAGATTGCTGAGTGGCCCAATCGTATAACTGACCGCCGAGGCCAGCGCCCAGACCGACACCCGCAGCCTCCGTTGCTATACCGCCAAGACCAAGCGTCGGGATTGCCGCCACGCCAGCTTCCGGCAATGCCAATGCGCCACCGATGATTCCGCCCGCACCCGTCGCGAGTGCTCGACCCGTGTCGCGCCACTTGTCGGCGGCAGTTTGAGCGCGTTGAAGGGGTGGCGGTTTAGTTGCAACTGGCGCGGCGTGTTGCTCCATTGCAATCGCAATATCCGAATCCGGCGTCCCGTCGGGAAACGTAATGAATGCGCCGTCTGGTGCTCTGACACGCATAGGCATTAGCGTTGCACCTTCTCAGTTTTTTTGGTTGCCGGATTCCAAACGTATTCGGTCACGCCAGCTGGCGCGGCAGGCGCAGTGCCATCCGGCGACATCTCTTCAGCAGCGGATTCCTTGGCGGACGCCTTAATCGCGGAAATCTCCGACAAGAGTTGCTCGCCCTTCGCCCTGGCGTCGGCAGGGCTGGTGATGCCGAGCAGATCTCTCGCGTGCTTGCGTGTCTCAGCGTCACCCGCACCAGTCGGTGCAAGAGACCGGGCGTAGGCACCCGCGACAGCATTTGACGCCAGCAGGGCTTTGCTGACGGCAGGGTCACTGACTTGCGTCTTGCCCGCCAGAAGGGCGTCACGAAACATCTTCACTTGCGGCAAGCTGAGAGCCGACACCCGATCCACATATTGCGGAATCAGGCCTTTGGTCTCGTTGCTGTAGTAGTCCATCTGGCTTTTCAGCGTGGCGGTCCGTGCCATGCCCTTGCCTGATGCTTGATCGGCCAAGATCTCAGCGGATGTAGGCTCGCGTCCGTTCTTGGCTTTGAACTCTCGCCTGAACGCACCAGCCGCCATTTGGGCGTATGTCGGTGCGCGTCCGGTCTGCTTTTCAACAGATTCCGGTGCTTTGATGGGCGTGCCATCCAGCGTGGACGCCTTACCCGTCCTGGCGTTGTATCGGATCGTGGCGCCGGTGGTCGGGTCGTTCATAACCGTCCAACCGGATTCCGCCTCCTTCTGACGTTCAAACTGGAGGCGAGCGCCCTCAATGCCGACCCGTTTCGTCTCAATGCCTTCCTTGAAGGTTTCTTCCCGTCGCTTTTCCTGACGGTCGAGATAATCCTTGGACGCCACGGAGAACGTGCCAGGATCGAACTGGCGAGGCATCTTGTGGCCCTTGGGCGCAATCTCACTGAGGTCGGCAAAGTCCTGATCCCAGACCTTCTGCGCGGCTGCTTGCTTCTCACCAACAGAACCTTTTGTGCTGGTGTAGGCTTCCATGGCTCGGCCGGCAGCGTCGTGCTGGGCTTCCTCAAACTTCATCATCCGCTCGGATTCTTTGGCATCCGTTTCGGCTTGAAGCTTAGTGGTCTCGGCCGTCAATTTGTCTTGCTCTTGGTTGCCCTTGACCAGCGCAGAATACGCATTGAAGTCCAAGCCACGAATTTTGGCGAGCGTGTTTGCATCGACCTTTTGACCCGGCTCATAACTTGATTGAGCCAAGACGTCCTGAATGGCATTGGCCTTCTGCGAAGCAGCTTGCGCCGCCTGCATTTCCATCTGCTGGGCTTTTAGCTGTTGCAGCATGTTCGCTTGTTTCATCGCATTCGACGGATCGAATTGCTGAAACTGCGTGTTCAACATGCCGTAGATTGAGGTGTCGAGCGCCATGATCAGCCCCCAGTAAACGTGAAGTCAAGCGGGCTTGAGGCAAGGGGTGCGCCCGTCATGGCATAAGTCGGAGAGACAAGCGGTCCAGCACCGCCAAACACGCCGCCGGAATTTCCATAAAGTTGCTGCATGGTCAGCGCATTGGCGATGCTGTTGACCCCACCACCAATAGCGCCGGTAATAGCGTTTGCACCCGCGATGCCCGCCGCGCCTTGTGCGCTTGCCGACCCAGTCATCAAGTTGCCCGCCGCGTTAGCGTAATTTTGACCGGCTTGTCCCACGCCCGCCGCCGCGTTTTGGCCAAGGTTGGCTACATCGGCTAGCTGGTTGTATCTCTGATTTTGTTGCCCCATGTAGTTCTGGAGCTGCTGTTGATAGTCCATCTGCGCCAGCCCTTGGCCCTGCTGTTGCAATGCGAGAAGCTGGTTGCCGCCGAGCCCACCAATGCGTGACGCCGCATTCTGTGCCGATTGCAGGCCCTGTTGCAGTTCAAATTGATAAGCGGGTGAGGCTTGAAATGCTTGCTGGCTGAACGGCGCGTTGAGTGAACCTTGACCAATTGCTCCGGTTGATCCTGGCGCGAGGCCAAGCCCTTGTTGCAACGCCGTCAACGCATTGCCACCAGCCGCCATATACGGCGCTTGATTGGCTTGCAGTTGCTGGAATTGTTGCGCTTGTAGGGCCTGCGCGTTTGCGGAGGCTTGCGCCTGTGCGTCGGCGGCGTCAGACGCTGCGCCTGACGCAATAGCCGCGCCTCCCACAGATGCAGCGCCCATGATGAGCGCAGGAATAAAGAAAGGCATGGTCTATTCCTTCAATTCGTCAGGCACCCACCATTCATTAACACCGTGCGCCATCTCGACGTTATAACCCAAATCGCTCTGGATGTTCAGATGCATAAGTTGATGCAGCATCGGCTGGGACGTTCCCGGTGTCAGCCAATCAATAGCGTCCGAGATCGTCCAGTAGCTCAATTCATTGTAAGGTATCACTCGCACCAACGGGTGGTTTTCATATAGCCGCAGCATCTCTTGCAGGGCTTCCAGCCGTTTGCGCATTATTGGATTGTGAATGCCGTACCGATGGAAGCTTTCTTCCACCTGATCCACCGATCGGCGGATAATCAATGTCCTCGGGCGGAGTTCGTCCAGGATCGAAGGCAGCAGCATTCCCAGACCGGAATCCGAGATGCCCACATACCGGAACTTGCTCTCGGTCCACAGCCGCACCAGCTCGGGCCAATCACTTAGCCATGCGGTGGGTTCATGATGGCACACACTCTCCGGTGTGGAGGTTGCAACAGAGAACCAAGCCGTCCGAGATCTGGGCAAGCCGGTGATGAAAAACGGTGTGCTCATGGACCCGTTAGCGCCGCGATGATGGCGTTGACCGCAGTGACAATCTGCGTCGTGGTTGGGCTGGCTGGCAACGGGGTGATAGCAGAACAGGACTTCTGCAAGTTGCTCACCGCATTGGCCAGCGTGACGTTGTATTGATAGTAGGCCGGCACCGGCTGACCATTGGGCTGCACCCATGGGCTAGGTGCGACTGGGGATACCTTGACAACCATCAGCCAATCTCTGCTGCCAGCAATGCCACCTTGTAGGGATCACTCGACGATAGCTCAAACACCCGATCCTGACTCAAGCCGCGCCGTTCAATCCCCAGCCGGTTGAACTTGATGCGCTGTGCAGTAGCACCGATCAGACCGACAGGCTGGAAGAACTCCGACGTGTAGCTGGACGAGTCAAACGTCTGGCGCAGCATCATCTGCGGATTGTCCACCGTTGAAATGCCACCGGTCTCAGCCTGTATCTCAAGCCAGGAGATCCGAAACGCATTGGATGTCGTCTGAGGCAGCGCCCGCCAGCTCCTCAACCATTTCCGCCGCTGACCGGCGTCAGTGTAGGTGTTGAGGTTGTACGCATAGAGCTTGCCAGCGTTGTAATCCCCCACCACAACCTTGCCTGCAAAGAATTGACAGGTTGCCGTCTGGTGACGGGAGAAGTTGCCGTTGCTGAACGCAAGCCGCTTGTGCCAGGCGGGATATCCCAGCTGCCGGGTTGCAGTGAGATCCAGCACCCAGGTCTCATTACCAGAGGGGAAAGTGATCTGGTAGAAGTAATGGCCTTCCTGTTGGTAGGCGTAGGCGATGGCATCCGTCAGCGTGGGATACTGAGCGGTGGCGTATTCCATGCCGTGTGTCGAGACCCGTTCCGGCTGATACCCGTTTGCGAGATAGACCACGCCTTGGCCCTGGTCGTTCTGCGAAAGCCACAGGAGGTTGTCACCGACATTGCAGATCGAACCCTGTGCGATGCACCCGATCTCAAGCGACACACCGTCAAGACGCTGGAAGGCAAACGGGGATAACCCAGCATTCACCCACACAAACGTCCCGCGTTCCTTGAACACGTAGATCTGTCGGTGCAGTTCACCGATGCCGACGATGTTGGACAGCTTGCCGTTCTCCACGCCGTAGTTCAGCGCCGGCCAGCTGGTCAGGTCGTTGATGGACGATTGCCAGATGTTGGACGTTCCGTTCTGACTGACAACACCGAAGCCGTCCTGGTACACCGCAAGGCCGGGATTGCTGAATGGCAACGTGATGGAGTTAAGCGCACCGTTGACGATGCTATATCCCCCGATGCCATCAAACAGCGCCACTTGGGTTGCGTTGGCGATCATGGAGACCTGACCGGAACCCGTGGCGATATTCCCCAGCAGGGACACGTTGAAGTTTGAAGTGACGATATAAACGCCCGTCCCCGACACCACGTACAGGTTGCCGTTGAAGGTCAGCATGCCGCGAATGGGGCCGTTGCCCACCGTTGCGAGAAGGTCCAGACCCGGCGTGCCATAAAACGCACCGACCTGTGCGCCTTGCTTGGTCTCTACGATCTCAGGATAAAGGTTGATGCACTGCTCAAGCGACAGGTCCCGCGAGCGGGAGACGTAAGCCGTGCCGAGGAAGGGCGTCTTCATTCACCCTCCATCCAATGATTGAGATATCTTGCTTGAAGGCCCGTCAAAGCCGCCAGCATGACATGCGTCCCCGCATTGTCCCCATGACACCAGCCTAGCGTAGTGTCCCGGTTAGGAGCCGCGTAGGCGTAAGCGATGGCCACGATTTCGCCACGCTTGGCTTCTTCCAGAATGCGTTCGAGATCCGCCACGATGTCAGCATCTGCTGTACCGGGAGGAACTCTGCCAAACGGCGAGATGACTTCACCCATCAGGTTCCCCACCTTTCATGCGGGCGGCGGTTCTGCGACTGGGTGGCGCAATCGGCCCAGCGGCAATTTTCAGGCTCATATATACCGTCATTGTTGATGCGGTCCAAGGTGTAACCGGGATGGGGGATCGGCCCCATGTCCTGTAGGAACATTTGGTAGTCAGCCCAGCGATCACATACGCGAATGCCACGCTCGTAATAGCTTCTCTTCATGGCAGCATTCCGTGCCGAGCATCTGCGGTGCATTGACATCCAGGCGCGATATTCTGGCGTCCAGTTTTGGGTTTGCCCTGATCTGGCAGTCGGGATTGCCGGAGTCAGTTTGCGAGCAATCGATATGGGCTTTTGACAGCCGCAGGATTTGCTTTTCCCTGTTCGCAGAGTTTGCGCGTTAACGGTGCGCTCTACACCGCAATCGCATTTGCAGCGCCACACGCTTTGCCCAAGTTTGTTGGCACCGCCAAATTCCACGACGGTCCAAGCGCCAATCCGCTTGCCGGTAAGATCGATACGAGCAGACATGTAAACCTCCCTTTGATTGTGGGAGGCTAACACTTATACCGAAACCGCTCAACCCCTTATGGGATCAGGTCCCGCCCGCACGGTCGCGATATATGTTGTAAACTGGAGATGCGCGGCTAACGATCTCGGGATCAAACACGGCCTTGATCGGCGTCATGTTCGTCCGCTTGATGTTGCCGAGCGCTTTGGCTGCGGAGCGCACCAGCAGGGGATTGGCTTCCGCGTCGGTGAAGTAGGGTTGAAGCTCAAGGGCGAGGTTCGTCGTTATTGCCAGCTTGTAGCCCAGCGGCAGCGACATGTTCGTCGAGAGCGTGGGAAACTCTTGGAGCTGGAGGTAGCTGTCAAAGAACAGCGTGTACGCCTGCTGCGGCACCGGGAAGAGCTTGATGATCCCCAGCGGATATTGCGGGTCATAGAACATGGTGTCGGGGATGTCCGACGTGTTGGTCTTCAGCCCAATCAGGTTCCACTGATCCTGCGTGATGACCGCGATATCATAGTCGTTGTTGTTGGTGTCGCGGATCCGCGCTCGACCTGGTCCTTCGGGAATGCGGAGGGGGCGAACCGATACGCCCGTCCCCCCCGTTCCACACGTATACGCAGCGGTGCCTGGAACAAGAGTGAAGGACTGTTCCAGGTTGGCATACGTGACAAGGTTCTCATTCGACCATGAGTCCATCAGGTCGTTGAGGACGTTCAGACCAAGCTGCGCGTCGGAACTGTTGAGAGTTTCCGTCGCGGCATACACCCCAAGCTTCTGAAGTGCGTCTAGGATCAGCTGGCCTGCGTTTACGGTCATGACGGTTCTTTCTGCCTACCGCGCTTCGGAGCCAGCTCACGCTCTTCCTCGGCACTGTGAACGAGCTTGTCACCGACCCACTTGGGATATTCCTCGGGGATGTAGTCCGGTGCAGGAGGGATCGCCGCTGCTTGGGCGAAGGCTTCCGGCGAAGACGATCCGATGGTGTAATATCCCTGAGCGCGGTGTTGCTCCTCCTGGTCCACATTATACACCAAGACCGGCGGATATTTATCGGGCGTGCCTTGCCAGTTTGCCTTTTTGTCGGAAAGGTATTCCTCGACCTTTTCCGTCTTTCCCCGCTGGCTGTGCGGGTGATGCATGTGCTTCGGATACTCGTTGTGTTCCATCAATAGTCCTCGCCCGGTCTCTGAA